TAAATTAATATCTTGCAATATACTCTTATATAGTCTAAGGAAACCCACAAGATTATAAAACCCCATATAATCCATTCTAAGCCATTCTATCCCTACCCTTAATAACCAATCCTATTTTCCTTTTAAACCTGTTAGACCTGATTAGACGCTATTGAGTCTCTATAGTCACAGCTAGTTTAAATAAACTATTGTATTATCTTTTATTGTGTGTTACTCAAGACTCCTTATGTAAATATTTATAACGGTTATAAAATCTATTTAATTTAATTTCATTTATTTTGCTATGGGGTGTTGACATAGGGATTCAACTAGTCCAGTATGCACCTATCAACTTAAAAAACTAAATAACTTTAACCACTACGGGAATTACTAAAATGACTACTCAAACAATCAATACTGAAATGAGCCTAAAAATTGCAATCAAATGTGCCAACGGATTAAAAGCGGGAACAAAAAATAAAGCAATGGTAACTGAGCTAACAACGAGTGCAGTTATGGCACACCTGAGCGGTGTCGGTGTTGTTGATACTATCGGCATTAGTGGCGCAGATTTCATCCTTGCTCTTTGGGGAGCTTTAGAGGATAACAAAGAGGCTCTTGCCGTCTATCGCGCCCAGTTGAACCGCATTAGTAAAAAGGTACGAAAAGAGAATGGCGACAAAAACCCTTTAGCTCTAACAGTCAAAGATGGTAAGCTAGTCGATGTTATACCGCGCACCGCAAAAGGTGGCAGTGGTGACGGTGACGGTAGCGGAGAAAGCGCAGAGACTAGCGCACCTGATACCACTATCGATCCTGCTATTAAACTAGCTTTTGAAGTACTCTCACGCATGATAAAAAAGGAAAAAGATGCGGCACAGCTTGATGCCTTACAGACTGCGGTTGCAATACTAGCCGCCAAGCTATAAGATATATATGGATAGCCGCCACACACTGGCGGTTTTACTAAATAGATTTTATAACCGTTATAAATATTGGAGCAATAGACTATGAATATTTGGTATGTTTACGCCACACCTACGGCCATGCTCGACGCTTATTACGATGGCCGGATAGACTTCGACACAATATTAACTTGCTTCGATGAATGCGGTGTTGATTTTGCGATAGACGATTTAACTGGGATGATTGAACTTTTATAACCGTTATAAATATTGGAGCAATAGATTATGAATAACCAAAGTGAGAAGAATTTACGCGAGTCTGAAATTGAGATAGCTTACGAGTACCTGCGCCAAAAAGATTGGGAGCGTATGAATCGCAAGCGTGAGATTATGAGTTGGGCAACGCTGAATATAGTTTTTGTGGGTGTTGCTGTCATGGCAATAAGTGCAATCTATATTGTAGTTTTAAGCTAAATAATTATAACCGTTATAAATATTGGGGCATGATATGAATATTAAGACTAAAGCTGAGCTATTTGAAAAGTGGTCTAGCGACCAAGATTGGAAAGACAATGAGCATTGCGATCTTGCTTGGAAGTTTGATAGGGATTGTAAAGTATTTGATTACTACAATGATAGTGGTGAAGTGTACGGTGAAAGAACGCTTATCACTTTTAGTGATGGTACTGAAATAACAATGAACTATAAAGGTGAAATAGAATAATGAGCAGATCAATTTTAATTGAAGTTAAACAGAGTTACGGACGGCCAGTAATTTATCCGGCTTGTAATAATGCAGAGACTTTTGCTAGATTAGCAGGTACAAAAACGCTTACCGCTTCAACGCTTGAATTGATCGAGCAGTTGGGGTATACTATCGACACCGTGATACCCAAGTGGCGTGTCACAAACTAAATAATTATAACCGTTATAAGGGAAATAAAATGTTGAATATTAAAATAATGCGGGCTTGTACGTGGTTCGATGATAAGCGCGAACGTGGGTTCGTGGTGGTTAGTGCTAACAGTGTGCTAGAGTTTAGCTTTAATAAACTGCGGAGGCCGTATGTTAAGTATGATTTTAAGCATGGCTATCATGTGCTTGTAAACACTGGTTTTTTTAATGTGGGTTTGACCGATAAAGGTTAAATAATTATAACCGTTATAAGGATTAAAGATTATGAAACTATTTCATTACAGGAAAGATGCGGTAAACTGTCAAGAATACGCGCAAGTCTCTGCTGATAATATGATGCAAGTCATACTAATGGTGGTGTTAAGCATACAGCAGAACTGGCTTGGCGTTGGTGAGCAACTAAAAGATGTCAGGCTAAATGGCGCAGAGTCTAGGTTTTTGTGGGGTAATAAGATAAAAACCTATAAGTATTTACAGGCCAATTCGCACCAACTATATGCGGATGCAATGGAGGCGATAAACTCTGGTGATTCAGACCGCGATAAAGCAAGGGCATTGATGGAAGTGTTTCTGCGAGTCGATGGCTTAGGAATACCCAAGGCAGGGTTTACGTGTCAGTTGATGGCCGGATTGGTTGGGTGCATGGACGTACACAATATCAGACTGTATAGGTTAGATATTAAAGATCTTTCACTGTCTAAGAATCCAAAGACTAGCAAGGGTGTCGATGCCAACAACAAAAAGGTGTGGGCGTATATTGATGTGTGCCATGACATAGGCACGGAAAGCCTATGGGATATTTGGTGCGATTTACTAGCAACTAAATCTAAGAAGTGGATTGATGGCGCACATGTAAGTGCGGTACACTACAGCTATTTAACTGATGCTTAATATTTATAACCGTTATAAGGAATAGACGACATGAACATACCAGACAAAAAGTATTATATTATTGACGGCAAAACAGGTGACATTATGTTTTATACGGACGATAACACTGGCTATCCTAGTGTCTGGGAAACCATTACAGGCCCAGACAACCACCGCTATTATTACACCGAAACAAAACTACCAGAAGAGCGTGAAACAAGGACGCGGATATATAAATAAAAAAAAGCTTGACAAGGGTTTTGTCATTGCTTTATACTGAACTCACATTAACTAAATAGGTAAACAAAATGATAGTATTTAATTACGTTAGCAAAAAAGACTTGAAAGAAAATGTCGGTGAGCCGTTGCGCTATATAGAAACTAGCATGTTCGGTGCAGAGTATGTGCCTAACGGACAACTGACAGGGGCTAACCGTCCACACATTACAGGTAGAGGACGCGAGTTCTTTGCACAAGTGACAATGCTTGATGGACTAATCAAGTCTGTCAAATAATTATAACCGTTATAAGGAATTATAAAATGTATTTATTTTCACAAGATATTAATATGGGAAGTATGCGAATAGCCGACCAAGCAAAGACACTTAAAGCATGGGCAACTAGAAACCCTGACACTGATGAAGGTTCTGAGGTGCGAGTCTATAAAAGCGTAAAGAATTTTAGAGAGGGTTTTAATTATACTCTGTATACCTTTACTAATGGTAAGTTAAAGAAGTCTAACGGTCAGCCTGTGGTTGAACTTAGTCGAATGTTTTTTGAGATGGGGAGATAAGTATGAAGACTTTAATTGAAGCAGTAGAAGCGTGGATTGATGATAGAATTACTAACAACATTGCTCTAGATAGGGCTGATAGACTGTCTCACTCTGCAACCGTTGATATACAAGACTTGGATGCTAAGTTTAAAGAGATGGAAGAGATACATATCCGTGATGCTAATAGAATTGCAGAGCTTGAGAGGCGCGTACTAGAGTTACGTGGTTCTATGTCTGACCCTGAAACAGCAGACTTAAACTCTAGGGTTGCTGTTCTTGAGGGTAGAATAGAGCTATGGATTGACGAGGGTGACACCGCAAGACTAGACAGTGTTGATAGTAGACTCGATGATCTTGAATGTAGCATGGATGAAAAGGTTGATAACTGTGATGTTGATGATAAGGTTGAGTCTGCTCTGTCTGACTTAGACCTACCCGATTCATACTCAGTAGAAGTTATGATCGACGATGCACTAGAAACCAAGGTCATGGATGCGGTCAGGGCTGAGCTAGATGCGACAGACTTTAAAATAACAGTGGAGAGATAAGATGTTTACAATTACAGGCGAGACAAAAGTACTCACAGAAGAAAACTTCGAAGTTCTAATAGCTATACTTGAAGAGATGCGCGACAGCTTAATGGCTGACCTCAATGAGTCAGGACTGAGCGAGAGAGCAAGCATTGTTTTAAGCCGTGACTATAACAGACTGCGTACCATACAGGAACAGTTAGCACTTACTATGGAGGTTATCAACACATGAATGCTAACAACATACCTAAGTTAGTAAGCCAGATAGATCTGGATAAACCCATCCAAACCTACAAGGTGATGGTGTCGGAGGTGCGCGGCTACATGATAGATGTTGCGGCCTCCAATGAGGAGGAGGCTTTGAAGTCTGCGAAGGCTAAGAACTATTATAAACAGTACGACTCAAGGGTAGTGGACACTCACTATCAAATCTTTACAACGGAGGATGAAGACAATGCACAACTACCATGAATGTTCAACGTGCTTGACAATGTTTGTAGAACACCACGACCAGACAGCGGAGTGTAACCTTTGTTTCTCTTCTCTCTTAACCTATAGAGATGTAGCGGATGCCTTTGTACATGAGGATGATTATGCTTTGGAGGTTGAAACCGATCTTACTATATAGTCTATAAAGACTATGAAGGGTTATGTTAATATTTTCTTTTCTCTTTTCTTTTAAACTATAAAGTCTATTATAGCACAGATTGGTTTGAAAGTCAAGAGAGTACACAACTAAATAGATGTTGACAATAGAGTTCTAATATGTTACCATCTTTAAAATAAATTATAACGGTTATAAAAAAGGAAAACAAAATGAATAATATTACACCGATGTTTAAAAACAATACAGGTTTAACAGCAATAAGGGATGGAGGTTATGGCTCTGCTAACTTTGATATAGCCACTGCGCCTTTGGTTTATTATGCTGACGGCACTGGGTTTCCTAGTTCCAAGAATGTTATCTATCGTACTGATACATGTGAAGAGCTAGGTGTTCATGGTCATGGTTACAAAGCAGTAGCACCCAAGCACATGATAGATGTTACAAGAAATATTATTGAGCGTTCGGGGTTATCTATTAACAACATACAAGAAACTATTAGGACATCTCACAATGGCTCAAGAACCTTTGTTCAATACAAGCTACCCGAACATACTTATACAACCAGTGACGGTGACAGTGCATCGCTTAGCTTGTTAGCCTTATCATCTTTTGATGGGACATGGCCGTTCTTAATCAGTGCCGCGGCAACACAGTCAGCATGTACTAATCTTCAAGTCTTTGTAGGCGGTGAGGTTTCAGTATATAAATCTAAGCACACTCAGTCCTTAGACATTGAGCAGGGCGGCAGAGTAATTACTAAGTCTTTAGAAGTCTTTAATCAGCAACGTGATCTGTGGAGAGAATGGCATGGCACAGAGTGTACTCCGCTCAGAGCATTCAAACACTTTGCCGAGGCACTAAAGTGTAAGACAGCACTAGACTTACTCTATCAAGGCGGTACTGTCCCTGAATATATTATGGGTGATATGCCAAGACGTAACAATAACCTAGCTTATATGTGGAATGTATACTCCAGTGTATATTCTAAACGACTTGGAGATAACTACTGGGCAGTGTATAATGCTATGACTGATTGGTCTACTCACTGTGATGTGTCAAGGTCTTCGAGCCGAGCTAACATTGCATCCATTGAGAACGATAGACAACAGGTAGTGCAAGAAGCTATTAAACACAATCACTTTATGAAGGTAGCGTAATGAAAATACCAGTAGCACCATTTACTTTAGACTCTAAAGCGCATCTCAAGGTGCGCTACATTTTTGATAGAAATGAATATGCTTTACAAGATGCTCTACTTGATATAGTTTCTGGCGATAAGAAGTATTGGACTATTGCTGAGTGGGGAGTAGTTATAAATCATATTGTTAGTTCCGACCTGACTGTCGGTGAATACATTAAACCTTATAGGAAATAAAGATATGACTAAATCATTTGGAGAATACTACTTGAGTCTTGACCTACGAAATGGTGTAGGTTTAGACCTTGAGTTTGCAGACAGCCGACCAGTGTGGATAACTAATTCAGAAACAGACAGCGTAGATGCGGCATCCTTTGAAGGCACAGTACTGCTGTTACCGTTTATGATTATCACACTGGGTAAGATATGGATGGACGATTAAGATGAGTGACGCTACGCATGGTGGCAAAGGTGATAGACAACGTAAGGTAGACACAGAGAAGTACAGTTCAAACTTTGATGCTATCTTTAAATACAATAGAGAGGAGTTAAAAGAAGATGATGATGAAAGCAGTAAACTGTCTGAGCGACACTGGCCTTGGGTTACTAAGATGGATAAAGAATAATGTACTGGAGCAAGAGCCTAAGCCTGTAGCAATTGTAAGAGTGATTAGGTTCCTATTCTTATGTTCAATTGCATACTTTTTTGCAGTCGTTTTTCTATTATTAAAGTGAGGTTTTGTATGATATATAATATTGTTTTATTATTTGTAGGTACTATAACAATGGCAGTGGCTATTAAACTGCTGTACATTTCAGAGCTAATGATAGACGAGGAGAGGAACTAATGTTCGCAGAGAGCATATCAGGTAGTCCAAGCCCTGCCGCAGTTGCAACAGCTAGAGCCGCGACAGATGTGGTGGATGGTAAGACACCGTTGAGCAGGGCTTGTGTTATGTACAATGTTAAAGAGCAGTCTGTCATACAGTTTATTATTGACAGTACTGAGTATGATACGTTAATGAAAAGTAAAGCTTGACAAGGTTACACCACTGTGGTATACTCCACATTCAATTTCAATCACGACATAAAGGAAAAGTAATATGGCTATCTTAGAAGGTACAGCAATGTGGGCATCAGTGCTTACACCCAACACAAGGTTTGAACCTACGTATGAAGTCAACCTAGTTATTGACGAGGCTACCGCAGAAGATTTTAAATCACGCGGCTACACCATCAAGCAGATGGATGAAGGCCCGTCTATTTTAATTAAGCGTAAGGTTGATGGTAAGGACGGGGCGATACGACAAGCACCAAAGCTAGTAGATAAGTTCAAGCAACCCTTAGATGCACAGGTCGGCAACGGCTCAGCAGTGAAGGTGCAGTACAACGAGTGGGAAGTTACTAATAAGTATGGCTCGTTCAAAGGCTTAGACTTTCAAGCAATGCAGGTTCTTGATTTAGTAGAGGTAGGAACACCAGACGGTGCTGAGTTTGATGGCGCTTATGTAGAGACAGCAATGGAGGACGAACTGTAATGGGAATTGTCACAGTAGATGAAGTTAACTATGATACAGAGTTGCTATCAGATGATGGTAACTTAATCGTAGCACACTTAGTAGAAGCAGATACTAGAATGCGTGAAGCACAGATAATGATCGGGCTTATGAAATCAGCTAGTGTATCGCTGATCAACGATCTTAAAACTAACCACCTCACGGACGAGGCATTAGCTACAGAGGAAGTAGAACCAACTAAGGAGTAAGGCTCTTGCCTTTTGTTAAACATAAGCAACCGTGTCCTGCTTGTGGAGGGAGCGACCCAGTTTCAGTTAACGCTAATGGATCTGGGTGGTGCTTCAGTTGCAGTACATATTTACCAGACTACGGCACAACGGAAGTGCAACAACTCGACACCTTAACGGAATTTGATGTGTGTCCCAAGGACAGTACAATGAACCACAACTCAACAGCTACATACAATGCATTGACTGACCGCAAGATAAGTTTAGAAACAGCGAAGAAGTACGGTGTTAAATCAACAACCAACGGAACGAAGATAGACAAGCACTACTACCCCTATTACAATGGGCATGAGTTCGCGGCAACAAAAGTTCGTAAGCAGGACAAGAACTTTGAATGGACAGCAAGCCCAAGGCACGTAGGATTGTTTGGCGAGAACCTGTTTAAAGCAGGTGGTAAGTTTATAACTTTAGTAGAAGGTGAGTGTGATGCGATGGCCGCTTATGAACTTATGGGGAGTAAGTGGCCTGTCGTTTCTATTAGATCAGGTGCGTCAGGTGGAGTGGGCGATGTTAAGAATAGTCTTGAGTACCTTGAGTCATTCGAGACTATCTGTATTAATTTTGACAACGACAAGGTGGGCAAGGAAGCCGCGATAGCTGTGGCTAAGCTACTCACCCCCAAGAAAGCTAAGATAATGACACTGCCAGTAGACTACAAAGATGCTAACGATATGTTACGCAAGGGTAGACACGCAGAGTACGTCAGTTCTTTTTGGGACGCTAAACTTTATACACCTTCTGGTGTACTGAACATGTCCGAACAGCTTGAAGCATATCAGAAGCTACGGTCAGAAAAGAAAACAGCTATACCTTATCCTTGGTATGGCCTCAACAAGAAGCTAGAAGGCATGAGAGCAGGTGAGCTTGTGACCCTTACAGGCGGCACAGGACTAGGTAAGTCTTCTGTGACCAGAGAGATTGAACACTGGTTGATAAATAAAACAGAAGATAACGTAGGTGTGTTAGCACTTGAAGAGAGTTGGTCACGTACTGCTGAAGGTATCATGGCAGTGGAAGCAAACGCCAAGCTACATCTTGATAGTGTTAAGGCTGAGTTCAGTGAAGAAGAACTGGATGGCTACTTCAACAAAGTCTTTATGGGCGAGAACAAAGGTCGGGTATGGGTACACGCCCATCACGGTGTCAATAACCTTGAAGAGATCTTTAGTAAGCTACGCTACATGATCATTGGTTTAGATTGTAAGTGGGTTATAGTTGACCACCTTCACATGCTTGTTCTGTCTACGCTTGAGAACGACGAGCGTAAAGCTATTGATCAGATCATGCACCGATTGCGTACTATGGTAGAGGAGACAGGGTGCGGTATGATCCTAGTGTCACACCTCCGCAGAGTAGAGGGCAACCGTGGGCATGAGAACGGAATAGAGACAGGACTAAATCATCTCAGAGGGTCACAAAGTATTGCTCAGTTGAGTGACTGTGTGATTGCACTGGAGCGTAACCAACAATCAGATGATCAGATAGAAGCATCGACCACAAAGGTCAGGGTGTTGAAGTCTAGGTACACCGGAGATGTTGGCATTGCTTCTCAGTTGCTGTATGATAACAGTACAGGACGGCTCAGAGAGCTTGATGACTATGATGAATCGCAGTTCGCAGAGGAAATAATATGAGTAACTTAGTATTTGATATAGAAGCAGACGGCTTAGACCCCACGAAGATTCATTGCATCGTGGCTCAGGACGTAGACACAAAGGATGTGTTCACGTTTGACAACACACAACTAGACGAGGGCTATGCTATGCTGTCCTCTGCAACTAAACTAATAGGCCACAACTTGATAGGCTATGACATCCCTGCTATTAAAAAGGTTGCAGGGGTTGATCTGTTTGACAAGAAGATCGTTGATACACTCGTACTGTCACGCCTCTTCAAGCCAACACGCGAAGGCAACCACGGACTTGAAGGGTGGGGCTATCGTCTAGGCTTT